GGGGCCACTGGACAACCTCGTAGGTATGCAGTACCGTATTGACCACCTAGAGAACCTCAAGGCCGATGTGTTCGATCAGATTGCCTATCCTATTATGAAGATCCGGGGTGACGTAGAGGACTTTGACTTTGAGCCAGGATCTCGTATCTACTTGGGTGAAGAGGGTGACGTAGGCTACCTAGCACCTGACTCTACAGCCCTTAACGCTGACTTCCAGATTCAGAACCTAGAGAACAAGATGGAGATGCTTGCTGGTGCGCCTCGTGAGGCTATGGGTATCCGTAGTGCTGGGGAGAAGACAGCGTTTGAAGTCAACCAGCTTATGACAGCTGCTGGTCGTATCTTCCAACATAAGACTGCTCACTTTGAACGTGTGTTCCTTGAGCCGATACTTAACGCTATGCTCTCTGCTGCTAGACGTAACATGGATTATGCCGACACCATTCGTGTACTTAACGAAGACACAGGCATAGCTTTCTTTGAGCAGATCACAAAGGAAGACATCAAGGGTAACGGTAAGATTGTTCCTATGGGTGCTCGTCACTTTGCAGAACGTGCTAACCGTGTACAAAGCCTGACCCAGCTGTACCAGTTGAAGTTGTCAGACCCCACCATGGCGGCTCACTTGTCAGGCAAAGAGTTTGCCCGTCTGTTAGCTGACGAGCTAGGGGAACCAGCACTGTTCAGCGAGAACGTAACTGTAGTAGAGCAAATGGAAACTCAGAAGATTGCTACCGAAGCTCAGGTACAGTTTGAAGAGGAACAACAAATAGCTATCGAGCAAGGACTGTAATGAAAGCTCAATGGTATAAAGAATGTAAGACGAAAGAAGACAAGGCTAAGGTACGTCAGACCATCTTGTCAAATAGGGAAAGCCTAGATCGTCTCAAAGAAATCCTAGGGCCAATGCTCAAGGAGACACCACCCTCAGCTGATTACGACAGCCCGTCTTGGGCATTCAAACAGGCTGATCGGATTGGTTTTAACAGAGCACTAAACCAAGTGCTTGATCTTATCAACTTAGACAAGGAATAAAACATGGTATTTACTGACGGTGCTGAAACCACACAGACCGAACAGAACCTTGAGCAGACAACACAAGAAGCCCCACCACAGGAGTCTTATGTACAGAAGCTCGTAGAGGCAAAGGGAGAGAACTGGAAAGACCCTGAGACTTTAGCTAAAGGTAAACTTGAAGCGGATGGCTACATTAAAACTCTGGAAGAGCAGTTAGCACAGATGCGAGAGGATATCAAAAAGAAAGAGTATCAGGACCAAGTTCTTGAACAGCTACAAAATAAGGCCGCTGATTCTACCGCAGCGAAAAATGTAGCGCCTACAGATAACGGTAACACTAAGGAACAGAACACCACTGGTAACCTTAGTGAGGAACACTTGAAGAGCCTTGTTGAAAAGACACTTACGCAGCGTGAGAAGGATGCTACTGTACAGCAGAATCTCTCTCAGGTTGACAAGAGTTTGGTTGACAGCTTTGGTACAGAAGCCGCTGCTGTTGTCAAGAAGAAAGCAGAAGAGCTAGGTATGTCAATGGATCGTTTACGTGACATTGCTTCTGAGTCTCCTAACGCCTTCTTTACTCTTATCGGGGAAGCACCACGAGTACAACAGAACCCTATGGTTCAAGGCTCGGTACGAACCGAAGGTGTCAATATGCAAGTCTCGGCAGAACGTAATTGGGCATACTACCAAAAGCTACGCCGAGAGAATCCTAACGAATACTATCAACCAAAAACACAGCAGATGCTTATGGCAGATAAAGTGAAGATGGGAGATAGGTTCGGTAATACTTAAATCTCTCTAAGAAAGGACTAGCACAATGGCTGGTATGATTTCATCCAACGCTGATACACAGCGTTTAATCCGTTCAGAGGTATACTCCTCCGAACTTAAAGACATCCTACGGGACGAAATGCAAGCACAGCGTTATGTACGTATGCTTGATGGTTTCCCAGACGGAGACACATTCACCATCCCAACAATCGGTAAGACAACTGTATCTGACTACACAGAAGATGCACAAGTTGCCTACGTACCGATGGACACAGCTGAGTTCTCTTTCACTGTTGACAAGTACCTGCAGTCAGGTTCTTACATCACCAAGAAAGCGGCACAAGACTCGTTCTACAGCGCACAGCTTGAGGCACGTTTCGTCCCTGAGCAAGAACGTGCAATCATGGAGCACTTTGAGTCAACTACTTTTGCTTCTCCTGAAGTAGGTGTAACAGCTAACTCCGCAGAAACCACAGATGGTGTTGCTCACCGTGTATCCGGCGGCAACGCTGGTGTACTGCAACTGGAAGACTTCGCATGGGCACGTTACGCCTTGAAGAAATCCAATGTACCTGATCGTGGTTTGGTCGCTGTTGTTGACCCATCCGTTGAGTTCCAACTGAACACATTGACTAACTTGACCAACGTGTCAAACAACCCAATGTTTGAAGGTATTGTACGTGACGGTATCGCAACTGGTATGCGTTTTGTAGCTAACGTCTATGGTTTTGATGTATACACATCCAACTACCTGAAGACAACTGTTGCTGACTCAGCCTTGTTGGAGCGTGATGGCACAACAGCCAACGACTTCTCTACAAACAACGGTGTTGCAAACTTGTTCTTCTCAGCTGATGCGACTGCTAACCCATTCGTGGGCGCATGGCGTCAAATGCCTGAGGTTGACTATGAGTACAACAAAGACTTCCAGCGTCACGAGTATGTAACTACTGCTCGTTACGGTGTTAAGAAGTACCGCCCAGAAGGTATCGTTACTATCGTAACTAACCCTGCTGTGTAAGACTAACGGGGTGTCCCTTAGGGGGCATCCCACTTTTCTATTGACATAAGTTTTTAGTTAAGGTATAATAAATCTAACCTTGGCAGGGACGATAGTATATCCCTATAGGAGCTACGATGGCTAACGTAAATCACTCAACACTAACAGACCCATACCTTCACGAACCCAAGGGCATTGCAGCCGCTGGTGCTGGTACAGTTTATGTAGCTAATGGATCAGGTTCAGGTGTTTGGGTAGAAAGTAACAGGTTCCTAGGTGCCTATATTTCTTTTGACTCAGTAACACCAGAGACTATTTCCGTCACTACTTCGGACGCCGTGGTTGACGAGACCTTTACACTATCTCATGCTAATGGCTTTAGCATTGAAACATCACCTAATACAAGATTTAAGTACACAGGCTCTGAGAATATTACTGGTACTCTCACAGTTTCTATTTCTGTTAAACAGTCATCTGGCTCTACTAGAGATGTAGAGTGGGCTTTATTTAAGAATGGAACTGAACTTACTGGCTCACGGGTTGTACGGACTCAAGGAACAAGTACTTGGGGTTCTGTTTCTTTACTAGGACATACACCTTTAGTCACTAACGATTACGTAGAGATTAAGGTTAAGGCTGATGCTTCTTGTACAGTTGAGGTTGCCTCTGCCTACATCTTGATAGATGGAGTACCTAGCTAATGAAGACCACACTCCTACAGATCGTGCAGTCGATACTGAATGACATGGACTCTGAGTCTGTCAACAGTCTATCTGACACAATAGAAGCGCAACAGATTGCCTCTGTAGTAGAGGACACTTACTACAACATTATATCTGCTCGTGATATTCCTGAGCACAACAAACTCATGACACTTACAGCTGCAGGTGACTCAGCTAAACCGACACACTTTAAGTACCCCACTAACACCAAACACATTGAACGTGTGGAGTACAACGTAGGAACAGCAGTAGATAAAGACTTTAAGGTTATTCCCTTTGTAGACCCTGTAGTTTTCCTAGACCGCATGGACGAGGATGGGTTGTTGGTTGAGACCTACGAAGGTAACCTAGATCTCTTTGTCACATCAACAGAAGCACCCTCCTACTACACATCGTTTGATGACGAGAACCTCATTATGAACGCATATGATAGTTCTGTTGATAGCAGCCTACAGGCGTCAAAGATCCGTGCCTTTGGTTCTAGCTACCCTACCTTTAGTCAAACAGATGACTTTGAACCTGACTTAGATAACACACTTATGCCTTACCTCTTGGCAGAGTCCAAGTCTACTTGCTTCTCTTTGTTTAAAGGAGGTGCTGATCCTAAGGTAGATCAAGCGGCAAGACGTTTGAAGTCTTACGTTCAGAATGACCAGTACAAAACAACAAGACCAAATGTTAAGCCTAGTTACGGGAGAAAGTAATGGTAGACTTCTTTCATGACACCGAAAACCAGAGGTGTGTGTGTAAGACAGACAAGCTAAAGTCTGAGATAAAGAGTTGGGTGGTTATCGTTTCTTTATCATTACAGTCAATGTAGGCTCAGTGCCAAATGAGTTAAGCGGTAGATACTCAAGTATCCCTAAGGCCCAGAAGGCAGTCAGTGACTACCTGAGAAACAAGAGTAAGTCTGCTACGATCAAGCGTGACGAGTACGCAGAAAACTTTATGAAACGTAAGAAGGTAAAAGATGCCGCAAAGTCTAAGTCAAAAAGCAGTTAACAACTTTGTCAAGGGTCTTATCACTGAGGCTGCTGAACTTACGTTCCCTGACGGTGCGTCAGTAGACGAATTAAACTGTGACCTTCGGCGTGATGGTACACGCAGACGCCGCCTAGGTGTCACCTTTGAGGATAGCTATGTAGCTTCCTCTTTTACTTTAAGTGACACAGAAATCATGACCACAGGTGAGTGG